AATTACGCTAAACGCGTACAAACTAGCTACTAACGAGTACCTAGCATACGAAGAAGAAGAAGATAGCATCCTTGTTATTCTACCAATCGTTCGTGATGCTATGATTCGTCGTATTGCTCGTTCTGTTGACCGTGCGTATTTACGTGGTGCTGGTAGTGGCAGTGACCCAGTTAAAGGTCTAGCTAACTATGCAACAACAACAGTATCTCCTACAGCTGGTGCTATCACCGGTCAAGCAGCTACTGTTGCTAATCTACGTACTCTACGTAAAAACCTAGGTGCTTGGGGTCTAGATCCAGCAGAAGTAGTGTATGTAGTTTCTACTGAGTGCTACTATGATTTACTAGATTCTGACACATTCCAAGACATGAGCAAAGTTGGTCCATTAGCTACTCAGCTAACAGGTCAAATTGGTCAAGTTGGTGGTTCTCCAGTTCTAGTATCTGCTGAGTTTGATACTAAAGCAGTTTCTACTTTAGGTGCAATTTGCTTTGCCCCAGGTAACTTCTTAGCTGGTAACCAACGTGGTCTACGTATGGACACTCAAGAGCTAGTTGAAACTCAACGTCGTGTTTTAGTTGCGTCTCTACGCACTGGTATGACTCAAGTTACAACTAACCTAGGTGCTGGCGTAACTAAGTTTGCTTGGGCTGCTGCTAGCTAATCTTTAGATTAGATTGTAGTCTACAAAATAAAGATGGAAGCTTCGGCTTCCGTCTTTTATATGGGCTGTACGCAGCCTATATAAAAGATAAAGGATACAACAATGGGACAAAACCTAATCACCGTTGCAGAATATAAAACGTATTCAGGGATTACCAGTACTAATCAAGATGCAGCACTTGCGCTAGTAGTACCAAAAGTAAGCGATTTAGTTAAATCAATTTGCCGTAGAACATTTGTTGACTATGTTGATGATTTTAAAACCGAAACAAAACGCAGTTTACCAAATAACCGATTTATTGCGTCGGAAACGCCACTAATGAGTGTTAGTTCGGTAGAGTGGTCAAATGATTTTGGCCAAACTTATACTAGCTTAACAGAATTTGTAGATTATGTTGTAGATCCAGACTCGGACGCAGTAGAAATTATTAGTTATATTTACCAAGACTACTCGCGTGTAAACGCATTTCGTTTTACCTATAACGCAGGCTACGAAACTATTCCCGGCGACTTAAAAATGGCCACATTAGATTTAGTACAGTACTATATGCGCAATGATTCCGCAGTACATAGCACAAAATCAGTTTCACCAAATACTATGCAAATTGAGTACGTTAGTTCAACTAATTTACCTGCACATATTAAACGTGTTTTAGACTTATATACTGCGTACTATTAATTATGAGTGCACAAGAAGGTAGTAAAGAATTTAAAAAGAAACTTAATGCTGCTCTTGCCAAAAGTAATACTTATAAAGCCTTAGTAAAAAATTATAGGCAAAAGTTAAATACTGAAAACATGCATATACTAGATATAAGCAAAGAAGTGTTAAGTATTAATGCAACTACAGATGAGCAAAAAATTAGGTTTCCAGATAGCTATAAGTTATTTATAGAAACAATTGAAAATAAAGCTAAGCCTATAACATATAAAGATTTAAATGCATTAGGTGAAGCTAATCCAGATAAGTTAACTGGTAGTCAAGTGATTTATATACAATCACCAGCACTATTAATATGCGCTAGTTTTAAGGCAGCGCGAGATTTTGTAACAAATAAAATTTCTAGAGCGATTCCTTCTGATGAGTTTTTTGGTATTACTAATAGATCAAGAAGTATTGATGAATTACGTTCAGAAGGATATGAAGTATTTCCTGTTAATCCCGAAGCACATCAAAACGATCCAGACAACTACAAAGATGGTTGGCGTGTAAGATCAACTAGAACTGGTAAATTAAGAGCAGCTTATAGATATTTTGATAATAATGGTTTAGAATTAGACTCTAAAGATGTAACTAAATTATACGTAAGAGAGTTATCAAATTTAGATATTGGTCATTTATATACTAAAAGCCCTAAAGACGCTCCACTAGGTTTTAAGTTAAACAGAGTATTAAATGTACGTTCTCTAAGCGATACAACTCGCAGAGTAGTAGAAGAAGCTATAGAAAGTTTAGTTAATTTTGAGACTAGTATTGATTTTAGCTATGAAAATTTATTGCCAAAAAAGTTAAAGCAAGCAGGTACTTTAGTATTAAGACTAGAATTTTATAAATTAAACGGTCAAAAAGCTTTAATAGAAACGGCAATATATAATAAAGTTAAAGAAGAAATTATTAATGAGGTTAAAAAAGATCTTGCTATAATTCCGGGTTCTAATACTATGTTAGAAGATTTCTCAGAATTGCTCAAGCAAGGTTTTATAGCCGAACTTTCTGGTAAACCTAATAATTCCAAAGTACCTTTACACGATTTAGTAACTGGTAACATTAATACTAAACAAAATACTAAAAAAGTCAAAACAACTACACAAACCCTAAAGCTGGGCTCTACTCCGCCAGCGGGAAGTTTAAATAGTGCTCCAAGTACTACCAATTTAATTAAGCTACAAAACTTGATTAATGCACACTTACAAGATGTAGTTTCGGCTAATATGGGTAGTGGTGGTCAACGCAGTGTACTTAACTACCGTACTGGTAGATTTGCAAGTTCAGCAAAAGTAGAAAAATTATCACAATCACGTGAAGGTATGATTACTGCGTTTTATTCGTATATGAAAAACCCTTACCAAACATTTGAACCAGGATTCAGACAGGGTTCACCAAAAACCCGTGACCCTAAACTGCTGATTGCTAAGTCAATTCGAGAAATTGCAGAAACAAGTGTAGCTAACAGAATGAGAGCAGTATCCGTATGAGTCGTAGAACATCAATTTTAAAAGCACTAACAGAAAAGCTAAAAGTAATTGATGGTAGTGCGCCTTATCACATTAATCTTTTTAATAATTGTTATCCAAAGCTAAAGTTCTGGGATGAAGTCAACGACTTTCCAGCTGTATATGCCACACCAGGGTCAGAAACCCGCGAATACTTGCCAGGCGATTTTACTTGGGCATATTTAGGCGTCTCACTAAAAGTTTACTGCCGTGGTGAAAATTCTCAACAAGACCTAGAATACTTGCTTGAAGATATTGAAACCGTGGTTCATGATAATCGTCAGTTAACTTACGATTCGGAAAAAAATTACGAAACAACTGAGATATTGGTTGTTTCGATAACAACTGACGAAGGGCTTTTAGCGCCTTATGCAGTCGGTGAAATTAACTTACAAGTGCGTTATGCACTTATGTAATCCCTCAACACACAAACATTAATACAGATAAAAGTCTAGTCAAAATGTTTTAGTGTGTTAAATAATCATAAAAGGAAAGATTATGGCATTAAATTTAGTACGTAATAGTAGAGTTTACTTTACTACAAACGTTGACTCCGTAGGTGTAATTGGCGGCTCAACCGGAACTGCTGCATCAGGTTACACAACAAGCAACACACAAGAACTTCAGGTTCTTGACGGTTTTACATTCTCACAAAACACTAATAGCGACACAGTTACTATTTCAGAAGCTGGTACAGCACCAAGCCGTGGTCAGCGTAGTTTTAACACTTCACTAGCACCAGTTGACTTTTCATTCTCAACTTATGTTCGTCCTTACAAAGACACATCAGAAATTACTGCTGAAGAAAGCGTTTTATGGAATGCACTATTAAGCACAAAAGCTCAAAAAACTAGTTCAACGTTTAGCTCAGCTTCAAACTTTGCTTCAGCTACTTACGATAGCACAGCCGGTACTATTGTATTTACAGCAAGTGGTGTACTAACACACACCTTAGCTGTAGATAACATTATCATTTTAACTGGTATTACAGCTACTCCAGATACTGAGTTCAACAACATTAATGCCCCAGCCGTAGTTACACAAGTTTCCGCAACTGGTACAAGCGGTGGCACAGTAACTGTAAAATTATTAGCACCAAAATTTGGTGTAACTACTGCGCTAAGTGGCATTACAACAGCTGTTACTTACTATACAAGTGGCTGGGCAAATATTGCAGCTACACAGTCTATTGCTACTACTGCTGGATCTAACTCAAACCAACTACAAACATTTGGTATGATTTTCCAAGTAGACAACGTTACTTACGCAGTTGATAACTGCGCTATGAATCAAGCAACAATTGATTTTGGCCTAGACGGTATTGCAACTATTCAGTGGACAGGTCAAGCAACTGCACTTCGTGAAATTAGTACCACAGGTTCAATTGTTGTTACTAACACAGCTATAACAAACATACCTTCAACAGATAATATTTTTGTTGGTAATGTTGTACGTTATACTGGTACTGGTGGTGCAGCAAGTGTAACTTCTACAGGTGGATCTAACATTACTATTGCTAGCATTGACGGACCAACCAGCTTAACACTAACTTCAGGCTCAACCTCAGGTTTTGCATCAGACTTTAAAGTATATAATTTCCAAAGTTCGGGTACTATTAGTAACCTAGTAGGTACAGCAAGTCCATGGACAGTAACACTAACATTTACTGGCACTAATCCAACACAAGGTATTTCTGTTGGTGATTCAATTAGTGCTACTAGCGGAACTGGTACATGGGGAACTGGTACCGCAACTGTTAAACAAGTAACCAGTGCTACTACATTAGTTGTACAGTTTGCTGGTGGTAGTGCACCTGTTATTGGAAGTGGTGGCGTTTCAAACGTATACACACAAATTGCCACACTAGGCGGCGGTACAGTGGCTTCATCAATTACTGCTAAAGCTAAGCAATTAAGTGCTGGTTACATCAC